AATTCAAAATCCAAAAAACGACAACCTCTACTCATAACATATTTCAATTGGTCAATCGAAATATTTTTTCCATCAAATGCTGAATTATAAGATGCTTTAATACAAACTTGATTCAATGGTATATTAAGCATTTTATCGGTAGTATTCGTAATAGTAGTTGTTTCTAACCCTTCTTGAAATCCTTCATAAACATATTTTGTACTTTGTTTCTGGATTAATCGATATGATATGTACAAAAATAAAAAGATGATTAAAATAATAATAAACAATTCTATAAATTTCATTTATATATAATACCTATAACAAAAAATAATAATAAAAACAAAATAATGTATTATATTATACTTATTTATAAATGGCAGGAGGATTACTAAATCTTATATCAATTGGTAACAATAATGTAATATTAACCGGAAATCCTACTAAAACGTTTTTCAAAGTGACTTATTCTAAATATACTAATTTTGGATTACAAAAATTCAGGATTGATTATGATGGATTAAGAGAATTACGGACAACTGAAAGTTCCACGTTTACATTCAAAATACCAAGATATGCCGAATTACTTATGGATACATACATAGTAGTTACATTGCCGGATATATGGAGTCCTTTTTATCATCCGAATGATAACAATGCAAACACGTGGACTCCTTATGAATTTCGTTGGATATCTGATTTAGGAACAAATCTAATAGAAGAAATTACTATAAATTGTGGTTCATTGACTATACAAAAATATACAGGCCAATATTTAGCCGCAATGGTTGACCGTGATTTTACCACAGAAAAGAAAAATTTATTCAATGCAATGAGTGGAAATGTACCAGAATTGAACGACCCTGCAAATGCATTCGGTCGTTCGAATACTTATCCATCTGCATTTTATACTGGTGCAATTGTTGGCGCAGAGCCATCAATACGTGGTAGAAATATATATATACCTATTAACACATGGTTCACATTAGATAGTCGTTGCGCATTTCCTCTAATTTCATTACAATATAACGAATTATCCATTTCAGTTACATTGCGTCCTATACAAGAATTATTTCAAGTACGCGATGTTTTTGATGTTGAAAATAATTTACCATATATTCAACCGGATTTCAACCGTCAACAATTTCAAATGTATCGTTTTTTACAAAGACCACCAGCTGTCAATATTTCACAGGAAAATTATGAGAATAAAATAAATACATGGAATGCGGATGTGCATTTGATGGCTACCTATTGTTTTTTATCAAAAGATGAACGCCAATTATTTGCCCAAGAAGAACAGGTCTATTTAGTAAAAGATGTGTTTGAATATAAATTTGAAAATATCACGGGTTCTAAAAAAGTCAAATTGTTGTCAAATGGAATGGTTGCAAATTGGATATGGTTTTTACAACGAAACGATGTTAATATGAGAAATGAATGGAGTAATTATACAAACTGGCCATATAAATCAATTCCTTCTGATATCACAGAAGCACCGGATAAATCAACCGACAATGCATTTATATTTGGACCATTATATAATCCAGATGGAGCAAATACTGGTTTTTTTTATACAGGTGATTTTTTTGCAGGAAATCGTAAAGAAATATTGGAAACAATGGGTATATTGCTGAATGGTGATTATAGAGAAAATATATTGACGCGTGGAGTTTACGATTACATTGAGAAATATACCAGAAGTCAGGGATTTGCAAAAGAGGGGATATATTGCTATAATTTTTGTTTGAATACGAGTCCATTTGAATATCAACCATCAGGTGCAATTAATTTGAGTAAATTCAAGAACATTGAATTAGAATTAACAACTTATGTTCCCAACGTAGATTCTGTTAATTCTATATTTGGGATTGTTTGTGACCAAAACGGAAATGCAATAGGTATAAATAAACAAAATTGGAGATTATATGAATATAATTTCAATTTGACATTATACGAAGAACGCTATAACATTCTTTCATTTATTGGTGGAAATTGTGGTATGTTATATGCCAGATAATTTTGTTTTTTATCAAATACTATTATATAAATAATTATATAATAGAATGGAAGATAATGAAACAAAATGGAAAACGAAAACATTTAGTAAAGATAATAATAACATAATTGAGAACCTTGAAACAATTACTAAAAAAGATGTGAAAAATGATGAAAATAATGATACTGAAATTATTATTCAAAAAATAGAAAAAATAAACAAGAAAAAATATGCAAATTACAAAAATATTGAAGAATTAGATAATATTTATGAAGATACTAATGATAAAAAAGAAACAAAAGAAACAAAAGAAAAAAAAGAAACAAAATATGCTAAAAAAGAGAAAAAAGAGAAAAAAGAGAAGAATGAAGAAAATGAAGAATATGATAATACAAAAAGTTTGAAAACCGAAAATTTCAAAGAAAACAAAGAAAGTTTTAAAGAAAATTTGAGTAATAGTAAATGTAAACAAAATGCTCTTTCAAGATTTTTTAGTCAAGTACGCTATTATATAGGTTTGCTAAATCGGTTGTTATTCGGCAATGCAGATACAAATTTGACAAAAATTATAGGATCAATTTATGATTTGGGCGATAAAAATGCGAGATCGAGAAGAAACGATATAAACATCATTAAAAATCAGGCATATTATATTTTATCAATACCAGTTACATTACTTGTAGCATATAATTGGTTCTTTATAACAATTTATAAAGAAGGAGGAGCGCAAGTAAATACACATATTGATTTTGATTTTTTAAATTCTATATTACCAATGTTAAAATTCTTCTTTTTTTATTTGTCGAGGCCTACTGCGATATTGAATAACGTAGTTTTACACTACATGCCACCTATAATAGAAACGGCAAAAAAATTCACACCAATGGATGTGTTACTTAATTCTATGTTATTGTTTTTGGTACTAATTTTAATCATAGCAAATGTAGTATGTAACTATTCTTCAACAATCAAAAATACATTTTTTGGTTATATTGGAGGGTCTACATCTGTAAATCCGACATTAACGAATATGTTATATGGTATTATCTTATTTTGTATGTTAATGTCACTTTTTCCATCAAATGTATTAGATACTGCATCGAGTGTTTTCAATTTAGTTACAGCTCCATTTTCAACTTTGATTGGTGGTATATTCAAATTGATATTTACAATGATCAATATAGGCATAGCCGGAATTTTTCTATTAGGGTATATAATTATACATTCATTTTTTGCAATACCAATTTATTCAAGTACAACATACTGGAATAGTATAAAAAATATTAATAATTTTTTATGTGAATCTATAAGTAATATTGGTAAATATGATTGTCCGCCAAATACATTAGTTTGGTGGGTTGCATTATTGAAATTTTTATTAGAAATTATAAACAAATGTTTATTTGAATTTATTTTTATACTCTTCTTTTTAATAGGAGTCATTGTATATTTAATATTTGTTAATTCGGCTATCAACAAAATATTTTTCTCGTTTATCAACATGTTAATAATTGCATGTATTTCAGTATTTACATATGGTTATAAAATAAAGGGCTTATTACAAGAAATAGAGGAAGCGAAAATGAGTTCAAAAGATAGAAAAATGTGTAATGAAGGGTAATACAATGTATGAATGTTCCAATGTATGAATGTTCCAATGTATGAATGTTCCAATGTATGAATGTTCCAATGTATGAATGTTCCAATGTATGAATATTCCAATGTATGAATATTCCAATGTATGAATATTCCAATGTAATTTATTATAAAAATATATAAACAATTCTTATTTTATATATTTAAAATGGTTGAAAAAAAGAAAAAGACTCCATTAGTAAGTGTATGCACTCCAACTTTCAACCGAAGACCATTTATACCCATTATGTTAGAATGCTTTCGAAATCAAAATTATCCAAAAGATCGCATTGAATGGATTATAGTTGATGATGGAACTGATAAAATCGCCGATTTAATAGAAAAAGCAAACATTCCGCAAATCAAATATTTCAGTCTTGATAAAAAAATGTCGCTCGGTGAAAAACGTAATTACATGCATAAACAATCTACTGGGTCTATTATTGTATATATGGATGATGATGATTATTATCCACCGGAACGAATTTCACATGCAGTTGAACGTTTGACTTCATCACCAACCGCTCTTTGTGCTGGTTCAAGTGAAATGTACATATATTTCAAACATATCAAAAAAATGTACCAATGTGGACCATATGGACCAAACCATGCAACTGCTGGAACATTTGCATTTAAAAAAGAATTATTGAGTAAAACACAATATGAAAACCATGCAGCGTTAGCAGAAGAAAAAGCTTTCTTAAAAAATTATACCATTCCATTTGTACAATTGGATCCTATGAAAACAATTTTAGTATTTTCACATGAGCATAATACGTTTGATAAACGTGAATTATTAAAAAATCCTCATCCGGATGTTTTCAAAGAATCGCCTAAAACTGTGGATATGTTTATCAAATTTAAGGATGAAGAACATATCAAAAAATTTTTCATGAAAGATATCGATAAATTATTGGCTAAATATGAACCGGGACTACCAA